GGACTTTTATATAATAATCCAAAAATACAAAAGATATCAGATTATTGTTCACTGGATACTGTGAATAATAGCTTGCTTCCGGTTAAGTTCGCACACCGGCTTTAAGGTACAAGGATGGGATTATGAAATTCGAAAACATACGAAATTTGCGAGAAGATAATGATAAAACGCAGAAAGAAGTTGCTGCATACCTCAACATCAAACAGACTACATATTCTAAATATGAACTTGGAAAAATCAACGTTCCTATTGATGTCTTCATCAAACTTGCTGATTATTATACAGTCTCAATTGATTATCTCGTTGGTCGTGGAAAAAAGTAAAATTACAAAGAACAAAGAATGTGCATTGCACATTCTTGCGCCTGCGGCGTTGCTAAGCGCCAGTGGCGCTTGTTTAGCAAGGACCGAAGTGGGAAACGTAGACCGCTTGCGACGCTTACATTATACGCCGCAGTGCGCATCCTTAGCGGAGCGTTTTTTATATATTAGGAAAACACTTTCCTAATATATAAAAAATCTCTGGATATCTTGCAAACATTGAATTTGTAAGATATTCAGAGATTAAGTTCGATGCCGCTGGCCGGCTACTCAATGCATATAAATAGGTACAAACTACTGCGAAATATCGCATTTTTAGGCACTTTCAACGTTGAAACCGTACAACAAAATACAATATTTTGCCCCATGAAAGCCCCACGTAAATGGTACAATATTAACGTCCCAGAGTCAAATGCTCTGGGGTGTTTTTGTCAGCGCTTAGAACAACTGGAATCTATCGATCAGAACTCCAAATGCACCAGCATATCCATCCTGTCCCCCACCAGTTTCATTGTTATACTGCCATGAATAATAATTTCTATTCACCGGTGATACTCTGTACTGCGCTTTCTGGGTGCTGCCGTTTGGAGCTGTATAGATAATCTCGATTGCATCAATCGGAAGACCATTACCGGCATAACCGTTGTTGCTGTCTTTCCAATTGTATCCAGATACATATGGCAGCCATCTGCCTGCGATTCCTTTCTTCTTGTTTGCTGCAACATGTACTCTGTACTTGATGTTTCCGACACTACATTTAATAGCAATGTCTGTGATCGGGATTCCCCTCACGCCTGCATAATCTGCCAGGTTCGTTACTGCTGGATAAGTCTTTCCGCCGGCACGTACTGCATAAGTGAAATCTACTCCTGCATTATAATAACCTCCAGAAGGCTTGATTGTCTCTTTAGGTCCTGATGTTGTTCCCTGTCCATAATCGATATCACAAAGCTTCAGCAGATGTGTAAATCTGTTCTGTGATAACTTGGCAATTCTCACACCATATGCGGACCCGTCCGCTGCGATGTACTGATCGTTTCCAAGATAGATACCGATATGCCCCTTCATCCACACCGCCCATCCAATGTGGGCGTTGGTTCTCTGACTGATTGGAAGCACTTCTACCGCAGTGCTCTTATACTGTCCCGAACCACGGATGGTACCTGTATACCAGCTAATCAAACCGGAACAGTCAACACATACCTTACCGGCTTTGCTGTCATCAGATGTCCATACACAGTTGGATCCGTACTGTTTTCTTAATGCTCGGATCTGCGACAGACTCATTACGGTTCCTTTTGCTCCGTAAATATACGGTGTACCAAGTTTGCTTTTTGCAAATGCAACTAATCCTGCTACTGTCTTACTCATTTTGCTCTTCTTTCTTGCACCAGTGCAATTCTACTTTTTCTTATATGCGTTTCTATTCCACATTTCCGTCACGCGTTCCCATCCACCTGTACTCACCAAATAAACGATAAAAGCAGCAATAAATGATGCAAAAATGTAATACCATTCAATCACTATCTTATAATAGGTGCACAACACAATTACTGATGCCGGTGTCAGAATCAGTGATGTGATCAGTGCCACAGCATTTGTCTGTACTTTCTTCAGTTCTGGCATTTCCTTAATCGTCTGTACAATCGCACTGACTAAAAAGGCCAGTACTCCGATTCCTGTCAAAATGTAACTCATATACTGAATTAACACTTCCATGTTCATAGTCATTCCTCCATATCATGCGCCTGTTTGTTCAGGTGCTTCTCAATCTTATTTATGGCTTCCGTTACAGGACCGTTGCAACCCTTTTCCTTGAGTCCTTTCAGGCAGGCGAGAAGCCCGTAGGTAATCAGGCACTGTTCTTCGTTGATCTTCCGGATGTCCTCTTCATGGGTTGCTCGGATCTTTTGGATCTTCTTCTCGAGCTCTTCCGGCTTTTTTAAGAATTTATATGCTGCAATCAGCACTCCTCCGATCACTCCCAGCGCACCAATCAGGCTGCCTACCGTAATAATTGTCCCTATGCTTATATACACGGGTCTATACCTCCATATAATTTATGCATAAAAATAAGACCGGTTCACGGTCTGTCTCTGATGCTCATATGTATCACCTGCCTTATTTCACCATTACCCTCACAACATGCTTGATAATCTCCGGTGGTATCTCGTATGTGTACTCCAATATGTACGTCGCTCCCTTGATCATTGGCTGAATCAATGCAGACAGGATTGTCTCTTTATTATCTCGCTTGCTGATCTCGCACTCTCCTGATGCTTCTTTCTCATCTCCGTTTTTCAGGATGTATTTCGCAGAAGTCACATCAAATGGCTTCCCGCATGTACTCCTGACGCTGATGCATACATATTTCTTTTCCCCAAGCTCAAATATAGCACTATCCATGACGCACCGCCTTTCTGCAGCATTTCAGCCGCGCATTATAGTTTTCCTGCAGGACTTGTGTTTCCCGGAGAGTGACGAGCCGTGCTACCCACGGCAGCAACAGCAATCTGACTTCCCGCTTCGGTCCGACCAAATCCGCCTCTGTACAATCCTGGAGCAGTTGCGCCTCAGTGTGGGCATGATATTCGATCATCACTTCGCATTGTAAATGCCCTCTTGCTCCTGTGCTACTCTCCGCCCAGATCTCGATTTCCTGCAGTCCCGGCATTCGTGGGGCGGTTCCCTCCCAGTACCCCGGACGGTCCGGGATGGGCGTAAACTCCACCTCAATAGAGTTCACTATGCCCCATACCCTGATGATCATTTCATTCTGCCGGATCCACAACCTTGAAGGTCAGGTGGATCGTGCTGTTGGCGTCAACTGTGGTCGCTTCTGTCTCGACATCGCTGATGATCGGTGCCTTGGTATCGACTGTAACATGCCTATCAACCTTTGTTGTCTTCTCGATACTGTCCTCAGCGATAATAGAAATTGTATTCGCGCCCTCATTAAGGGTAATTTCTTTCGAGAATGCGCCGCCTTCACCGACTGCTACTTCCTCTCCGTTAATAGTTACCTTAGAGAGAGTTACCGCGTCAGACCCGGCCGTTGCCGTACCTGATACCGTAACCTTTTTGCTGTTCGTCAGCAGTCCTTCTTTAGGACTCGTAATGTTTAGCGTAGGCGCGGATGTACTGATCACAAAGGATACTGTCGCAACGTCAGAAACATTGCCGTCATTATCGGACACCTGCAGGCTGACACTGTTGGAACCGTCTGACAGGTTGGTTGCATGATACGTGCAGGTCTTCTTTCCACCTGAATCGCTACAAGACAGTCCCTGTGTTACCTGAACGCCGTTGACCTTGAAGATTACGGACGCCATGTTGAGACCAGATCCGCCGGCATCGGAAAGCTCCATGACAATATCCTGCGTCGCGCTTCCAAGCACGCTGCCCTGCGTCGGAGACTTGATAGTCACAGTCGGCTTCGTTTTCTCAAGGACACGGAATTTCAGTTGATCCCCGTATGTGTCGTCCGTAGCGTACATGATCGTCTCGTTGCCCGCCGCGTCGAATGCATGCAGCTCAATCGGGTATGTATGATTCGACTGGCTGTAAGATGATTCTGATCCGGACGGGATGTCCACGCTCCACTTCTGCGTCCCGGAGTTGTAAGATGCATTGTACTGCTGCCCTTTGTATTTGGCATAAGCCCTTACAATATCACTCATGTGTTTCTTCCTCACTTTCTTTCGCTTGAAATTGGATAGTCGTGCGGGTAATCATATGGATAGTCCTGATCGTACCAAAATTCAAATGATATATGAATTCGCTCCCCGGCATTCACTGTGGTTTTCTCTGCTTTCACCTCTTTGATTTCTGTCATATGCTACCCGCCTTTCTTATTCTGTTTCTATTTCCTTCCACAGTGCTTCTGATCCCTGCGCACCGGGCTCCCATACATTATTATCCACTAAGGATTCATATGTTTTGCCGTTGTGTGTCACCCGGTCTCCGGCCATATACGGATTTGTAGATCCCGGCTGTGCCCACGCTCCAATCCCAGTACCGTCCTGTCCCGGGAGCACCTCTGCAAAGAGTGACGGTGCCGCATCCGGCACCCAGTCCGACTGTGATGTATGTGCCTGCAGAACCTTATACAGTTTTCCGTTATGTGTCAAATAGAAGTCTTTCTGATATGACACACCATTCCCATCCCATACAGGATAGATATCTTTCACGGTAAGTGCCTGCTCATCCGTCAGACTTTGTGCCTGTATCTGCGCAACAGTGACTGCCGCCTGTACCATAGACGACTGCACCTCCGGCGTTTTCTCCGGCTTGTACATTACTACGCCATAGATCTTACCTGTATAGATCTCCGTCCTGTAAAACGCCGTGTATCCCTCGTATGTAGCGACCGTCTGGCCGCGCTCCTTCACGATTATCTTCGATGTGCGGCTCGTGTCAGTGAACAACACTTTAAGCTGCTCCGGAGTATTCCCAATGGTCAGGACACACAGATAATTGCCGTGAGACTCTACTTGCTGCACGGTGATTTCTGTTGCATCGTTAAAAATAATCTTCATTTTCATCATCCTTTCTTTTTTGAATCTATACGTTAAATGCGGCTTTGTCCAATATTAAGTTTGAGGTCATCGAATCTACCCGTTATTATGTTAAAAAATACGAAAACGGCTGTTTTGAAGCATGGGCAAAAACAACTGTTATTGGTACCCATCTGAGTTTTACGCAAATTGGAACATCCGGAATATACTATGCGCGTGTCACAAATATAACGAAACTGAATTAAATGGCAAAAGAGTAAAGGCGGCTGTATATAGAAACTCAGGGCCATACAACATTGCGTCAAATGGCAGTAGCTTCCAAGGCACAGATTTTGGTACCAAAGTACATGATGATATCGGATTAATGTATACCTATGATAATACAAACTATTTACATTATTTTACAGTTCCTGAAGATGGCGTCTATTTAATTCATGCACTTATAAACTTTACTGATGGAGTCAGTAAATCGATGTCTCTCTATGGAAGGATAGAGCAAAATGGCAACGAACAATCTCGACAGCCAAAAACCATTGGAGGTTATGCTGGGGCAAATTATATATTTTTGTATCCTTTCAGTGCCGGTGATACTTTACGATTTACGGTATGTCAGAGTTCAGGATCTACAATCAAAACCTCTGGTGATTGCAGACTGAATATTGTCAAGATTTAACAGTTATTTTTCATAACATGCATTTAACCACAAGTAAGAATCTTTCTGGAAAGAAGTATTAACCTGATATTGGATAGCTCCGCTTGTTCGTATAATAATTGTTCCAATCCCAATCAGATTCCATGTGTTTTTTGTCACTGGAACAATAAACACCATATCTGTATTAGGGCAGGCTTCTTGTGCAAGAGTCCCGCCATCATATAACGTATTTGCTTGTCCTTGTCCGGATGTGACAAACGAGGCAGCAATAGTTACTTTGTTTGCTTTCTTTTTGATTTGCTGGGTTCGTATACTTAGTGATGAACCATTTCGGTTTATGCTGTAAGTCGTTTCCGCTAATTTGCCATTTAATTAAGGATTCCACATCATTTTATTTCATAAAATTTGCGTGCAAATAACACCCGACCTATGCCAAGTGTTTTTCAGATTCTATTTATTTTTCGCTATGCGCTTAAATATTTTTTGTGGTGATATTTAACAGCTTCTTGATCAACTGTACAATATCTCATCGTTGTTTCCGGCTTAGAGTGCCCTGCCATTATCATTGCTTCTTGTAATGGCATTCCTCGATTTAGTGCATTCGTCAACGCCGTCCTGCGAAATCTGTGAGGATGTGCTTTTTCCACATTTGCCCTTTTTCCGATTCTTCTAATTACATCTTCTATGCCTTCCTTTGACAGGCGTTTATGAGGATTTTTCAGCGAAACAAATAATGCAGGACACTCATCTTCTCTTGTCTGTAAATACTCTTTCAAGTACATGTTGGTTTTTTCATTGACATACACTCTCCTTTCTTTTCCACCTTTTCCAAGTACTACCAGGTCTTTTTGAGCGAATTGTATATCTTCTCGGTTGATTCTCGACAATTCAGATACCCTGACAGCTGTAGAGTACAGGAATTCCACCATTGCCTTATCCCTGATTGTATTGCATTCTCTCAGAATTTTTTCCCTTTCTTCATCCGAAAAAGGTTTCTTTATAACTTTTTCAACTTTGATATCTTCCACCATAATCATTGGATTCAGTGGTATTCTGTTCCTGTCCCTCAACCATCCAAAAAAGCTGCTATAAACAGCTCTCACATTTTTTAATGTTTGGTTGGAAACTTTTCGAATCATCTTATACATTCTCATGTATTGCGATATATCTCCGGAACTGATCTGTTCCACATCCTTATCAATATAAGATAGCATCCGTCTTAATTCATATTGATAACGTTTCACTGATTCTTCCGATTTCCCCTCCAGCATCTTACTCATCAAGAAATCATCCATATGCACTTTCCATCCCTCATTCACTACTTTTACAGCCGTTTCTTCAACGATTCTGCATCCTGACAATACCACCATCAACACATTTTCCAGTTCTTTCTGTTGCTTTTGGTTCAGAATTCCCTGCATTCTTCTTATTACTTCCATAATCTTCTTTTCCATCTTCTCCAACTCCCTTTTTTGTTTCCAGTATAGCGGAGCTGAATTAAATGGCAAATTAGAAGAAAAGGTGTATAGCATATCGCAAGGAGGATCGCTTGCTATAAGAAACCAGCGTATCACAAAAAAGAATAATCGAGTTTCTATTATGGCTGGATTATATACAACTGGCATGGGAAATGCCAATACCCAATATAACGGTGGATCAATTCCGGCTGAAATAGCACCGCCTACAGGTGAAGCATTTCCTGCAATTGTAACGAAAGATAATTGGACACTTATAGGCATCGGATGTGTAATCATAGAAACGAATGGTGCTATAACTTATCAGATTAACTCTTCATTTCAGAAAGATACCTATATATGGTTAGATGTGTCCTATGATTTGTAGAAATTAATAACCTATAGCAATCCATCTACATTCAGCACCTGTTATTGCTGTTAAATTGCCGGTTCGTCCATATATATACATTTTTGAGGTACTCACGATATCTGTAGATACCATAAACGCTGGGGTTGCACTTCCAGGATATTTTGCGCAAGCAATAGCAGTGTAAGATTTATCTGAAAATGGTATAGGAAATGTTATCGTTGCATACCCTTGCCCACCTGACGATGAACTTGGAAACCGTCCTGTTCCCCATTGAACAATCAAACCATTTGCAAATTTACAGTGATTTTTACTTATGTCTATAATTGATTTGCCATTTAATTCAGCAACCGTGTCAACCGTATTGAATACCTGTTTTACCGCTGTAATATTCAATCCATTAATCACAACCTGATATAACGGCATATCTGCCACCAGATCTCCTGCCTGAATATCTCCTGTTGTATATCCTGGTGCTGAAGGCGTTCCTGTAACTGGTGTACCCTGAATTACTTTCAGCGTAAGTGATTCTACTTTTGTACTCTGATTTCTGCTATATCTTGCAACAACAAGATCAATTCTTTTCATTCCCTGGGATCCATTCACAATTGTGAGAGAATCATAGGTGTTCTTTTTTATCGATGCAGCACATCCCTGATGCATAATAACTCCATCCCTGATCTTGATTTCATTATTCGATGAAACTTCTGCTTTTAACTGAGATCCCGTCCGCAGCACGTAGGATTCTGCTCCAAAGATTCCGATATTTATATCTCGGTCCTGCTCTGCCGTAACATGAGGACTTCCGACATATCCTGTAATAATATCCATTTATGTCTCTCCTTCCAATTTGTATTCTATCTTCTCTTTTCCATCCGATACCGTCCAGATTTTTCTTCCAATTGGCTTTTTCATACTCACACCAGTAAGATAATCTCTTCCACCTACAATGTCTCCAATGTCCATCGTTCCTTCGATTTTCTTCATTGTCATATCGTATTCTGTTTTGCTTTTTGATTTTAACAGCTTTTCTGTTCCATTCTTCAGAAGATCATCATACTCAGAACCAGAGCCATCATATATTTCAGCTATTTCATCAATTCCGAAAAAGTACTGTGTCTGACTAATATTTCCCTGTCCATCAATATACAGATGAAGCACCAGGCGGTCTTTCAATTCTCCTTTTCCAAGACAAATCAGGTGATTTATTCCTCTTTTGTTGTTATCCATTGTGAATTGCATATTATTATCATTCGAGAACTCATATTCTGCTGAATAGTCTACAATAGGAACTGCTCTTACCCGTACATATCCTGACTCAGTTTTCTCTGACTGAATATACTTTATTTCCATACGATATCCTACTGATTTCAGCAGTTTTTGTAATCCAGCATACAACGTACAATAACGGTCAAACTGATAATTCTTCACCTGTATGCCTGTGTCTTCCTCTATGCCATAAAAGAGCCCAGGAAATGCTTCCTGAACTCTTCTCTGAATTATCTGGTTAAGTTCTCCGGATTCTACTGCATAGTCCTGATTACTTTCCGGCTGTATCACCTTCTTTGTCATCATTCCCCGCCAAGTATATCCCTTTACTGTAATACTGTTTGATTTGGTACTCGTATATAACTCCTGCACAATTCCACCATACTCAGTATCTGGGACATACACCTGACTTTCGAACTCAACCGTACCATTCCAACCGGATCTCTTAAATTCGATCTCAAAATCATTGATTGAGCTTTTCTCATCTTCTCCGATTTCCATGTCTACATTTGCATTTAAGATATATCCGAGCTCTTTGCCAATCGGATCCGTATAGATCAGTTCCATTCCGGCACGCTCCTTTCTTTGTATACCTTAATATCAAAGCCGAATTCACCACTCCAGTTAAGAGTCAGTACGCCAGACGGAATCAGTGCAAATACACTTTTGTCTTTCGCTCTTTTTGCGAAAATATTTTGCACAGTTCCATTTCTCAGATGCTTTGTGATCGTCTTCTCTCTGCTGGCGATTAATATATATTCACCTGCTTCTAACGTCTCATAAATCTGATAAGGATAACCGTTTATCAGTATTCTCGGATCAGCGCATGGACCATATATTACCATTTCAAAGTTATTATCTCGGAAATGATCGATAATCCAGTTCTGCGTTCCGGCACTCTTTCTTGAATAATCATAATTATACGTTATCGGATAGTCTAAGAATGTATATGGCTTTCCTTTATTTGTAGAATCAGGATAAAAGCTTTCCTGTTGCTCCATCGACCAGAATGGATACGGGCAGTATATTTCTATCTTGCAATCTGTACGACTATTATTTTCACCCGATACTTCATTGCTTGATTTTTTTACATATCCATCAATGTAGTATTCGCCATAGTAAATTCTTCCTGGAGTCAGATTGACCACATCGTATTCAAAAGCATTCGTAAGCTTATTAAGGATCTGCTTTCTTTCTTTTTCTTTGCCTCTCACGGTAAGAGTAATGTCATACGTCACCGGTTCTTTTGCAAAAGCATTCACCATTACACCCATTTCTCTTTCTGTTGTATTGGGTGTCCACTCATAAGCATGGAAATATCCGGAGGTTGCTCTCATTTTGTCTCCGATCAGATTGTATTCTTCTCCATTGGAGCATACATATTTAATCTCGATCATTCAAACACAACCCCCATTTCTCTCAAAGCTCTTGCTACTTCTCTGTCATTTAAATTTATAACTATACTGCCGTCTCCACGTCTGGATGTTGTTTTTAAATATTCCAGTAATGCTTCCAGCTTCTCTGCAATCGTGCTGTTCTGACTATCAGTGCTGCTTTTGCCAGAAATTGCAAGGTCCATACTTGTTCCAATTGGTTTTTTTACAGACTTCTGAAGCTCTGCTGCCGCATTGGATACTAATGTTGTCTTGCCAATCAATCCATTCGCAATTCCGGTATCGATCATCTCTCCAACATAATCTCCCCAACGTGACGGTGAGTGAATTCCGAAGAATGCCAGAACATTTTCTTTAAATCCACCAAGAACACCTTTTACAGCATCCCATAGCATATGTGCCGCCGAACGAAGTCCGGATGCGATACCGCTTATGATATTGATTCCAATACTTCCCCAGTTCTGGCTCGTAAAAGCATTCACAATTGCACTGATGATCGCCGGTATCTGTCCGACCAAATTCGGAATAGCGCGTATCAAGCCTGCTGTCAGCTTAGCGATAATCGTAATACCACTCTGAAGAATCTGTGGAAGATTCTGACCAATTGACGCTACAAAACGCACGATTGCAGTCACTGCTGCCTGGGTGATCTGTGGCAAATTGTTTATGATTCCATTTACTAACCTTAAAAGCAGTCTTGCACCTGCGCTTAAAACAGTTGGAAGCATAGAAATAATCGTGTTGACAAAATACGTGATCACATTTCCTGCCATCGTTATTACTTGCGGTAAATTTTGCAAAATTCCGTTGACGATGTTGCTTATAAAATCTACACCCTTCTGCAATAAAGTCGGAAGCTGCTCCTGAATTCCGATATTAAACTGATCCATAAGCTGCATTGCGCTCTGATAAAGAGTTGGTATTCCTGTTGTGATTCCGCTTGCAATTTGTGGAATCAGTCCAGACACTGCAGCAAACAGTTGTGGACCGAGTGCCGTTACAAATGTAACGATTGCTGATGGAAGCGCAGATATAACATTCCATACTGCCGGAAGCAGATTTCCAACTGCAAAGGTTATGATCGTATTCGCCAGTTCATTAAGTGCCGGTCCTACATCCATTCCCAGAGCAATTTCTCCCATTACATTTTTAGCCGCTGCTTTCATCTGGTTGAACGATCCAGATATAGTCGTTGCCGCTTCTTTTGCTGTCGTTCCGGTAATGTCCAACTGTCCCTGGATTACGTGAATTGCGCTGTAGACATCTGATAGATTATCAATATTGTATTCCACGCCACTGATTTTCTGTGCATCTGCCAAGAGACGCTCCATCTCCGACTTCGTACCGCCATATCCAAGCTTCAGATTGTCCAGCATCGTATAGTTCTGCTTTGCAAATCCCTGATATGCATTTTTGATGTCTTCCATGTTGGTTCCCATCTTATTTGCATTATCAGACATATCTACCATTGCCATATCTGCCACATCTGCAGCTTTGGAGGTGTCGCCAGCAAGGGAACTAAGAAGGCTCGCTGAAAAGCTTGTAGTTAGTTCCATGTAGTCATTTGCACTCATTCCTGCTGTCTGGTATGCTTTTGCCGCATTTGCTTTCACTTTATCGGCAGAATCTTTAAATAATGTTTCGATTCCACCAAGACTCTGTTCGAGTGCTGCACCTTCACTGATGCTCGCCGACAAAGCTTTTCCTATAGCTGCAGTAGCAATTACTTTTTTTATCATGCCAACCATTTTCCCGCCGAAAGAACTTCCAGCAGAGTCCGCTTCTGGCTCTAATTCTTTCCGAATTCTTCCTTGTATTCCTTCGGCGGACGGTATGATCTGCACATATGCCTTTGCCAGTTCTGTAGCCATCTTATTCCTCCTTTCCCGTCAATCTCGCCCATTCTCTCTCAAAATCTTCTCCAGAATCAAATGTCTGAATTTCTTTAGATTTTTCCTTTCCATCGCCCAAGATCATTCCAAGCAATGACTTCGGACGGTTTTTCCCGGTCGCTCCATCCTCAGATTGCAGCCAGGCAGTCGTGCGCGTTCCATCCGCAATAGCCGCCATAAGCATTTGTTCCGGTATCGGCTCAATCCCTGCTATTTTCATTTTAATTCTCGAATTTTCCCTCAACCCACAAGAAAAAGTCGCTACCATTCTGCACGGCAACGACTTATAATCATAAATGCGATATGTTTCTGCAAGATCGCACAAAAGTGCGTCCTTGTCAAGATTAAGCATGTAGGCGAGGGCTAAGAGTTTTTTCCTTCTTTTACATTTCCGAAAATTTCTCCGATTTCATTCATCATTTTCGACGCCGGAACCCTTCCATTCTCCATTCGCAAATGTTCTTTCAGGAGTTCTTTTTGTTCTGTTCCAAGAAGACGGTTTAATACGCTGATCGTTTTTGTCATGTCCCCTTCATCCATTTCGCACAGATCTTCCAGAAGCTCATAATCATCCAGTGCCGCCTCATCTAACTCATACTCAAAACCACTGCTTGTTTTTCCCTTCATTATTTCTTATTCCCCTTAATATATTCGTAATGTGTCTGTCCGTTCGCATCCGGTACTGCCGATAACGTTGTCTCGTATCCAATCGCATCATCGTCCTTATATACAATGTCTCCGACTTCCGTAATGCTTGCACACGGAATAACGATACGCTTCACTGCGTCTTTCAGAATCATATCCACAGCCCACGCATTCTGTTCCGCTTCATCTGCATTTACTTTTACCGTAATCCCTTCCTCAAGTGTTCCGGTAACATTATCATCTCCGTAAACACTCTTCAGGACCTCTACATTCAAGGCTTCGATCATCGTAAACTTAAAATTATCTTTCTTACTGGTCTGCATATTCAATACAGTATCGCCGCCCCAAGCATTTTTGTTGTCAGTTTCCGGACTATTAGAATTAGTGAATCCATCCTCCGAGCAATATCCAAGTGACTTAAATGTTGCATTTAATGCTGTGGTTGCATCTGTTGGCAATGTTGTTCCGAGCGGTGCTCTAAAAATCGCGCCGCCTACTTTCGGCTTACCTGTACTTACATTTTTAGCATCTGACATTTTTATCCTCCTTCATCAGAAATGAACCATATCATATACAGCCTGATACCGATATTTCTTCCTTGTTGTATCCGTATAGTTGTAGTCGCTGTTAAGCTGGCACTTACTGATATCATCCATTTCAACAATTTTTTCCATTGCTTCTTTCACTCTTTCATTGAGTGATGCCGCCCCATAAAGGGATCCTGAATAAGACTGGATAGCAAGAGTTGCTGATGCAATATGATTTTCTTCGCCAGATCCAGTCTTTTCAATCAGTACATATTCCTCCGGAAATCCCGGTTCTTCTTCCATCCTTACCGGAATATCAAGCTTGTCTTCCAGATATTCTCTAACTTTTTCCTCGATCATTTTTTTCTACCCATTGCTTTCAGCAAGCTATTGTTGCCGTCGTCTCCATTTATTTTTACAATCGCTCTCGTTTGCGCCACATACGACTCTTTCTCTGCATCTGATGATATTTGATTTGCCTGTTCCAGCAAAATTGCCTGCATCTCTGCAGATTTCATCAACTCTCTTACACCGGATCGATTTAACTCAACTTTCGTTTTAGCCATAACGCTCCACCATCCATCTCTGATTCCATCTTCCTGGAATATTTTCTTCAATTCCCTGTTGAGGGAAGCCAATTACCCGCCATGACGCACCAAAAAAATCCACTCTGCAGTCTTGCCAGGTATGCGTATCTCCTTTTGGAATTGCGATATTGTAGACTGCTTTTTTTCCGGTAATATTAAACATATCCAGCACTTCTGTTGTCGATGCCGGAGCAACCAACACGTCTTCCACGGTCACAGGTGCCTCTGTATATATCGGATGTCCGAATGTATCTGTCCCACTTGCGGTCCGTTCGTAAAGCTTCACCGGTATTCCTTTAATCATTAGCCTCTTCCTCCTGCATCAAATCCGAATATGGATTAAAATAGCCGATTCGATTCCCGACACCAAGGATTTTCTTATCCAATTTAGTCAGATACAATTCGCCGCTTCCATTTGCATTTGTCCAGGTCTGCGAATATACCATTGCTGTCGTAGTTGTCTGTGTCGTTCCAATAGGTACACCTTCCTCTCTGCTTCCGAGTGTCCGGATAACCATATTACATGACACTAATTTCTTTGCCTCGTCTGTAGCATTGCGGTTATATGCATCAATGATGATCGCTGCATCATCCAAAAGTGCCGTTACATAATCTGTATCCGGAATATCTGTTCCTTTTCGTTTCCAAACATCCTCAATTGATGCGTATGCCATTGTATCACCCTACTTTTTCGCTGTTTGTGTTCTCTTTCTGGTGTTCTTAGCTGATGCCTCTTTCTTTGCTTCGACTGGTTCTTCTATATCTGGAATCTCTGAGTCTTCTGTCGGTTCTTCGAGCTCTTCCACAGGTTCTTCTGTATTTTCAGCTTCTGCAACTCCTGTTTCTGTTTCGCTATCCTCGATCAAATCCTCGGTTTTTTCTTCAATAATCGGCTTAAACATTGTGGAGTCTAACACATCGTCAGACTCCACTACAATTCCAGTTTGTTTGTATAAATATTTCATATTACCCTTCCGCCTTCACGATCTTTGTAAATGCTGCCTGATCCATGATTCCAATTCCATATACAATTTCTGCACGAATTGCGATCTGATTCTGTCTCTGCAGATCTCCAAGTCCATCCGGATCACCGTATTCGATCAAGTGAGCGCCAATGGATCTCTGTACTCCCCATCTAAACGCATCAAACTGTCCTACGATTCCAAGTAACTTCGTATCTGGTGTGATTTCATTTTTTGCCGAAACTGTATCAGATACTGCCGCAGTCATTCCAGAAAAATTTGTAAGATTCTGTCCGAATCCAATTTCCGGATAAATCTTTCTTCCATCCGCATCCCTCATAGTGGAAAGGCCAAAGGAAAGTGTTGGATCCATTGCAATACCACTCGGTACATAGCCAGATGAGATGATCATTCCTGCTGCCGCCTCGATTGCTTCATCATACTTTGTGCCTGCAAGCTGCACACTCTGTTTCGTGTCAACCAGCCCTTCTTTTACAAGGCTTGATACCGTTCCTGTAAGCGGATTGATTTTGTGAATTCCAACAAGATCCAATGCTCTTCCAAGTGCGATTGACGCATTTGACGCCAGATCCTGCAGTACGCCGATCTGTACATCTTCGTCTGCCCACTGTACTTCCTGCGAAAATCTCATGGTAACCTGCAGTTTGAACGGATTTACTGTTTTAGAAGCATATGCAGTTGGGGTTGGCGATTTCTGCCCTGCCTCTCCTACGAGTTCTGCTTTCGGTGGCGATGTAAGTACCCACACCTGCTGCTTTCCAAATTTCTGCGGTCTTGCTCCGGATAACTGCGCCAGAGTAGATCCTTTCTGTGCTTTTTCAAAAATCCCCTGCGAAATCTCTGCCGGAATTTCAAAATCTGAACTAATGAGTGCTGCCATATTCTTTATTCTCCTTTACCAAAAATCTGATGTGCAAATTCTCTCATTGCATCATCCGTTGTGTTATACTCTGTTGTCTTTTTCCTGTTTCCCTTAGTTCCCGGATAACTCTTTGGCTTCGCAAATTTCATAATCGCTTCTGCCTGTTTTTTACAGGTTTCCTCATCTTCCCCTGTCAGTAATTCTACCGGTACACCAGTGTCTTTTGCTGTTTTTTCTCTTACCTGTCTCACAGTGTCTTTCTTTTCAAGTGCGCTTAATTTTGCCTGAAGAGCATCGGACTTTTCTTTTTCCTTCTGAAGTTCCGTTTTATTCTGTGCCTGGTACTCATCGTACTTACTTGCCTTTTCTTTCAGGTCATCATAATCTGCATATTTCTGTCTTTCTCTCGCAAGGCGTCCCTCTATGATTGAATCCATTTCTGCCTGAGTGAATGTTTTGTCATCTGCCATCTTGTTTCCCTCCTGATTTGAGTGTTTTTAGTTGCCACGTTTAAGGCACGTGTTGCCATAAAAATAACACGCATTTCTGCGTGCTAGAATTATCCATTTATTCTTTTACGTGACATGTATTAGTTAATTTCCCATACACATCTTCATACAACTCCTGTTTATCACCATTATATGTGTACTCCGCATAGATGCCATCTCCATTGACGTTAGTTGATGCAAGGCACTTGTAATTCTGTAATGTCTTGCATGACCAAACGATAAATACGTTACTTAAGTCGATCGGTGGTGTCTGTGGAGTATCCGCTTCTCCATTATTGTTGTACCATTCTACAAGTTTCTTTTTGCATACACTCTGAAAGTGATCCATTCCTGTGATAATCATGATTAATCCTCCTGTTCTGGCTGAACATTTCCGCATCCACGGCAATATGTCTTTCCATCAACTTCTTTTGTACACATACAGTTGTGTGCTTCATCGCATTTCGCTTCATTCACTTCTATATAATCTTTCATAATTTTCTACTCCTCATAAATAATATCCAAACCATAAGCAACCGCAGCATCATGCTCAATCTTACATCCTCTTGCATTCTCCCAACCTTTGCAGAAGTACGCTGCATGACACAAAGACATATTTCCTAAGGACTTAGCAAGAAAACACAATGGAATCTGAACTACTCCACGTTCTTTCATAGATTCATTGCTGTACCATTCATCTGTAAAAAGAGTATTCACAACTTCATATCCTTTTTCTTCAAGAATCTTAATTGCTTTCTCTCTTGTTGCTACGATTTCTTCATCGGTCTTTCCAGCCATTGGCTGACTCAGCATTGCTTTTTTCATTTTTTTATTCTCTCTTTCTTAAAAATAGACATAAAAATACCACCAACCATTTCTGATCAGTGGTATCTACTGTTCTTGTTATTTTATAGTCCGCACTCAAATGATGTTAATCAATTATTATTTTCGGTTTAGGATACTTTTTAGGCACTTGCGTACCATATTTTTCAATTGTGTAATCATAATTATCGGCTACACTTTTCAATAGATCATCCGCATATTTAGACTGATCAAAATCGATTTCATTCGGAATCTGAGGACAATATCCAAAATGAAGTACAAAATCCTTATGCGCTTTTTCAAACTTTGGGTTCAGAACATTCATTTACAACGCCTCCTTCATCTTTTTTTCAAAATATTCCAATGCATTTGGAAAATATTTTTTCATTTGTTCATATCTTTTTTTATCAAACTGTGCTTCAAACATATGTGCAAAAGCCTCAGATGTAACATTGTCCCGGTTTTTCCAATATTCCTTCGGATGTGATGCACATCCAATTATATTGCCTTGTGTTACACCATCAAAAAGATCTGATATTGCCGAATCTTTTCGCATATCTCCAAGTTCTTCGCTAATGGCTTTATCAACTTTATCAAAAGTACCCAAATGATGTGCTTTACCATATGCTATACGATATGACAACGAATCACTTTCCAGTAACTGAATAAAATTCTTATCATCTGATAGATTTCCAGCTAAATCATCAACTAAATGACCGTGTTCATGGAACCATGTAGCTCCAGCTCCACGTGGATTCTTTAAATCTGCGCCATAATTCATGGATATCTTTTTCGTTTTAGTATTATAGTGAGCCGTATTTTCATACACAGCATTTTCAATGCTATCACCCGAAGCATATTTTGTGAATAGTCGTTTGGCATCGTCTGTACCATGTGAAAATTTATCCTTTAGACAGTCGTAATATTCTTTGTCCATATTGCCATCACTGCGAAGTTTTTGTTTAAACATTCCTAAATCTGATTCCATTATAGCAGAACGGGGAGTCTTTTCAATAGTTTTTGCCTTCCTTTTCGCATACAATTCTCGTTTTCTCGCGTTAATAGCCTCCTTATTTTCCTTGTACCGAATCCTCCGCATGGCATTGATATCACCACCAGCATTGTTATACTCTTCTAGGTACTTATCCGGATCATAACCAGCCACTGTACTCTTCCCGTCAAACCTGACTGCATATTCACAATCGCAATGCGCATGAATGTGCTCTGCATGACCATTTCGCATGGCTTTCTTTGACATGTATTGCCATCCTCTGGATGCAAGTGTAATACAGAATGCACAGGTGTCTCCATGAGGCACCCAGGCAAATTGCGCACCATCACGCTCCGCATTTTTCAGTGTTGTGTCTGCACCCACCTGTTTTACCAGCCTTGCGATCGTTCCTGGAATATTGTTTGGTGACTTTTTTTGTGTCCCCTTTACCGCTTTCGCCACTTCCCCATAGTCCGGAAGATCTGCTACTTCTGCCGTAGGGACTATTACTCCCTGTGCTGCCGCTGTCGCTTCATACATCTGGCACGATAATGCACCGATAGCCTGTCCATAGTGTTGTGACAGTGCATAGGTGTAGTCCAAAAGTGCTTTATCATTTTCCAGTCCATTCTTTTGAACCCAGGACTGCATCAGATCCGCTGCTTTCTGACTAATCTGTGACATCTTCGTTATGTATTCCACCCACGCCTTCTCCGTTATCTGCATTTCCAAATTCCTCCGTCAAGATAGCATCTCCTTTTGCTCTCTGCTCCTGTGCCCTGATTCGCCGGATATCCGCCTGATCAAAACCAATCATTTCAAGGAAAATATCTGTCTGTGCAAATCCTTGTCGTGCTGTCGCAATTTTGAGTGCTGCATCTGTAGTAGATGCCACGCTTGGCATTGCCGGATTCTTAAAATGTGCAATCAGCTCATGTGTTTCTTCCGGAAGCTCATCCGGAATCGTTCCAAGTTCAATTGCAAGTGCCATCCGTCCAATCCGATACAATGCATCACCATTTGATTTATTCAACTGTTCTGCCATAAGGATCAAGGTCTGTGACTGTGCAATAATTGCTTCACTGGAAGTCGGATTTGCATCATTTATCACACCAACATCCGTAACTGCCAATCCTGTTGCCGCTGAATACTGTGTAGCAAGCATCCGGAGCATCTGAACATGTGGTTCAATATTTCCCTGCGAAAGTTGCCCGAAATTCGGCTTTTCCCCAGTCTCCGGATTATTGGTACTGTAGAGAATACTTCCAACATACTGTTTGAATTTATTATCAATCAGCATATCATATTGTTCATCTGACACCCCGAGCAGATATTTCTGTGGAGAAGTGGCAAATTCCAGTCCAATCGTTGCATTTGCGACTGTTCTTACATATCCCTGGATTAGTCTGCGGACCGGCTCTTTTAGCCTTGACTGACCAAATGGTTTATCGTTTGTTGCGTCCCAGATCAGAGCCACCATAAGGGGCTCTCCGAAATCATGGGGATTCTGCGTAGCGTACCATGTACCTCCAATTCGATCCAACTCCCAGATATCTGTGTCTGTATAGAAATTTACATGTTCCGGAGACCATGTAACATCCGACTCGTCTCTTCGCGCATCTTCAAAGGCAAATCCATATCGGATGCGTCCTTCGTGTGCATTCCACGAAGCTGCAGCACAATGCGGAGAGTAAAACCGTACTCTTGCATCATCTTCCTCTCCGGATACCGCCGCAAATGCACAACCGTATTTCAGTTCTTCTTTGACCGCTTTATTGTATTCCGCTATCAAATGATTCCTTTTCATAATCTGATCCATATCTTCTGACTTCGTTCCATTTTCTGTAACAAACCCATCAAACATCGATCTTCCCGCAAGTACATCAACGGTTTTTGCTCCCCAGGCACATCCAATCTCAAGTTTTCCAAGACCTGCTGGCAATGCAATCCCAAGATTCACTTCATTCAGAGTGACTTTTCCGTTATAATAACGACGCTTTTTCCTATTCGCACTTCTGTGATAATCATATATGTATTTCAATTCTTGAAGCCACTGTTGTTCTTCCGGTGGTAATCCTTCTACTCTTCCAAAATTTAACTCCATTATCCTATCCTCATCTTTCTGTTCGGATTTCGTTTCGATGTTCTGCATCCCCAAAGTGCAAGTGCTGCTGCTTCAATCGGGATCGAGTTTTCTCCACCAAATCCCCAGCCACCGGAAATCGGTCTTTTTACAGACGTAATTGCCGACTCATTCAGTATTTCTTGGTATTTATACCATGTTACAGTCTGTTCATTGATTTCCTGTGATAGCTGACTCGCCGCTGCTATCACTTCTTTTGCTGACGGTCGAACAATTGACTGCTTATATTTCCACACCGGTGTTATCTTCTCTATCAAGAAGTCAACTCCATTTCTTCCATCGATCACCACACAGCTCGCCATCTTATATCTCTGATTCAACCAGTCTGCAAGCCACTGGATTCCTCTGTCAGTTGCTTTTAGCTCGATCAGCGAAATTCTCGCTTCCCCTACCTCCGGACAAACAGCTCCGCATAATGCTACCGCCGAACCATCAGAAGAAAACTTTACGCCATAAGCAGTTTTCCCTTCCGGCTTTTCTTTTTCTGAAGCACACGCTTCCCATTTCTTCTTATCAATTGCGTAATCCTGATCATTATTGATTGGCGACCACCAGCCAAGACGCTCTCTTGCAAATGTGTCCGCATCCATCTGCTCACACTCTGCAGCTATGGTTGTTTCTGTCATTCTGCGCCCTAATGCCGGATTGCACTCCGCCCATCTCCGACGATCAGTAACATCTCCAATCTCTTTCACGGAATATTCTGTCCAGGCCGTGGATTTGCTCTCGCCTTCTGTTGCCCGTTTTCTGATTTTCCGAAATACTGTACCTGTGCAATTCTCATCCGGTGGTGTTCCCAAATAAATCGTCTGTGGATTTCTGGATGCTGATATTGCCGGCAGGAATGAAGCCTGTTGTTCGCTTGTAAGTTCCTGTGCCTCATCGAACACAAGACAATCACCGTGCAGTCCTCGACCTCCATTCCTGGTTCTGGCAACAAATACTACTCTTCCACCATTTTTTAGAATAATCTGTTCTCTTCCGAGTGCCGCCTTAATTTCTTTTACATACTTACGGAGTCCTCTGCTTTCAAACAAGCCGCGCAATTCCATAAAAGTTTCTGTTGCAGTTTTCTGCAGATGAGCTGTGTATATAACCCATTCTGCATACAGGATCATTCCGGATGCAATCCGCCCGGAAGTATCCAGTGTTTTCCCGTTCTGTCTTGGAACAGATAAGCCACATGTCGGCGCTGACCAAACATCATCCTCTGTACGCCCCATCCAATCATTCAGCACTTCACTCTGCCACGGATCCACAATCAGTTTCCCGACCGCAAGCACTTTTACCGCATCAGGGCCATCCGTATAAGCATAATACGGAACAATTCTATCGGACGGTGTCTGGCTTCCCATCAGCTTTTCGTGCCGACAGGATTTCTCCGATTTCGTCATCGTCTTTCTCCATTCCTTTTATTTCTTCAATTTCTTTGATTGTTTCTCTGTATTGCCTGGAGAGCTGTGGCATTGTCTTTGGACCATCAACAACATCTTTCGCGCATATATCAATCTGTTTTGCGAGAATCAGTGCTAAATTTTCCAAGCGTTCCAAGCGGCTTCCCTCGCTTGTTACAGTTGCCATTTTCTTAGCTCTTCCCATCTAAATTCACCTTTCAAAAATTTTCCTGTGTGTAAATCGGCGCTGGACGGCGGTGGTCGCCTTCGGCGCCTGGCGGGGATCCCTCCCCACCCCTGTTTTCTTTACCAGTTTCCATCCAGAATGTTCGCTTTTTGTGTCTTTTGTCTCTGCTCCAGTTCTTGCAATGTTTTATTGCTTTTCATTGCATTGCAACAGTAGTGCGCCGCCTGAAGGTTGTTCCAGTCCTGTGCTGCTGCCTCCCTGGAACTATAACCAAACTCTCGCCATCTGGACACTGGTCTGATCTCATCAATCACAAAGGATAGCGGATGCTTGCTGTCACTCGGCTCATCATAATGGATTGGTCCCATCCTGCCCCTGCAGATCCCGCACTCTGCACCGATTGCTTTTAGTCTTGCCCTGTGCTTTCTTCGAAGGTTTCCATTTGCACTCCTGGGGTTTCCTGCTGCCATTGTCGTCACCTCTGTTCTAGTTTATTTCATGGACCATGTAGGAATCGAACCTACGACATTTCGCTTATGAGGCGAATGTTCTACCACTGAACTAATGGTCCAAGATTTTGGGTATTAGAAAAGCACCCCGGAGGGTGCTTAAAATAGGTTTCACTTTATTCACATTTATTTCACTACACTTGGCTGTAAAACTAGCGGCATTTGCCCAAAAGAAGATGTTATTTGTGCGATTAATAGCGATATTCTTGACATTAAATTACTAGTTACAAATTCACCGTTTTTTCTAAACTCCTCTGCCATATTTATTTCATGCCATTTATATTCATTTTTTTTGGCCGGATCAAACTGTAAAATAGCTCCAAAAGTAACTGTTAAATCAAAGAATTCATTATGATCAAAATGTAAAGCTCTCGTAACTGTCACTCTTACACTTGCATTTCCATCTACATCTGCCTTAATATTATCAATACAATTCAAAGAGTGTTCTTCTCCTTCTATCGCCTTCTCAGTCCTATTATAAGAAATACTCTGCAAATAAAATTCATGCTCTGGCAAAAAATACTCTGATAAATTTTCAATCATTTACTTCACTCTCTCCTCTTGTTTATATTGCATATTCACATTTGTTGCTTTATTAAAAAATGGAATAATTTTTGATTCATTTTCTATTGGAATATTTTTCCCTCTATTATATAATCCCTTTGTTTCTAACATACTTGATAATATTTTAATCGTCTTTTCCAACTGGATATTTGTTTCCGAATACTCTGTTAAATATTCTTGAATTGCTTTCTCAACTGTAGCATTTAAGGAATCTCCATTTGCATATGCTTTCAACGCTAATTTTTTATGCAATTCTGGATTTATTCGAACATTAAATACCCCTCTATATTCTTTGTCCGGATTTTTCCCAACCTCTTCACAAAACTCTAAATAGTCATCCACTGCATCATGAAATTCTTTTTCAATTTTTAAGCCATCTCTACTTTCAAAATTGACCAAATCATTTATACCTTCAATTTTTCCACGCAGTGTATATGTTTCCGTATCAAACTCTATTTTCGCATGATACCCCTTGTATTCAAGCACATTGTTTTTCATTACACCTCACCCAATTCTTTTAAAAATCCAACCAAATCTTTTACTGCTCCAGCATCCATTTCATCTTCTGGATGTGGTTTATGTAATAATATTACTTTTTTATCACTTTCCCGATAAAATCGTACCCTTGACCCGGATGTCTTCCCCTTATTAAATTCTTTAAATCCCAGTTTGCTAAGTAAATATCTTGCCTCAGTATAAGTATAGTCTTTAGGCTTTGATAATATTCTTTCTTTCGCTTTATCCAGTTTACTCATTATTTTAGGCTCTCACCTCTTTTGCAACTATTTTGTAGTTACATTATATGTTTTTATTTTGAATATGTCAATCATATTCTTTTCATTTAAACATCTAATAGCAATATTCTATAACGTTATACAAAAAGGACACCCAATTCTATCAGGTGCCTTTCAAGTTCTATATACGGAAGGACGAGCCGCAGGAATTCAGCCTTTGGCTCAAGTATTATTGTACATGAGAATCAGGGGAATGACGGGACACTTTCAAAAACCGATCAATTTTCTTGCCCACACCACTTCTGCTCATATGCACTTTCTTTGCGATATCCTCTAACCTCACGCTTTTACGTCCATCGATATAGTACTTTCTGAATATCCGGCGCGTAAGACTATCCGGTATCTCATCCACGAACTGCTCTACCTCTTCGCACTCTTTCTCCAGGCGTTTCTTTCTCTGTAGATCACGATCCTGAAGTCTTTCATACTTCTTCTGATCAAACCCAACAACACTCTGTGGCATCGGATACCCTGTACTGTAATCGAATACAACATCATTCCCGATCATCGTGTCGGATTTCCAGCGATTGTTCAGGACATAATCTAGTTCCAGAATCTCCATCTTGTTACTTCTGTATGCTTCCAGTCTCTCCTTCGTCATTGTCTCCAATGGTATCATCTCCTATCTTGTACTTTCTCGTCAAGTATTCTGCTACATCTCCATGCTACAACTGCTGCCCTTGTGTTTCAATCAACTTTCCTGCCTGGTATGCCGGACGATGAAACTTCTCGCTTGCCTTCCGATCAGGTGGATGCTCTGCCATAGCAGCATAATGTTCTTTTTGGTTCTGCTGGATCTCTGCAGGACTCCAGCGTGTGTCTGTACTTCTTTTCACTGCTCATCACTCCAATCCAATCTCTGACCGCATTTATCACAATATGATTTCTTGTTTCCGATTATGAATCCATCATCCTACTGATTCCGTAGCACTTCTTTGCATGTAGGACACAAATAGCCTGTTATTTCTTCGCCTTCATATTCTTTTTTAATCACTTTTTTCGGAATCTGCTTCTTCATAGCAGCTACCGCCATCTTCTTTGCTTTAATATTCTCTTCGCTATTGGATGTATCCAACCCATTAATGATTCTAATTGCATCTTCCATGCGCATTCTCCTCTTCTAACAACTCAGGATTATCAAATATGTTGCCTACAACTTCTGCATCAGCCAACTTGATCCAATATCCCAAGTCTTTTCTAAAATCATGGTTTTTGTCCCAGTCCACATAAAATCCGACATGGCACGTTGATGTGCTATCAAAACAACTCTGATATTCTCCGAATTTTACCGGCGCATAAATTTCTCCAAAATGGTATTTGATTATATCCCCTTCCCATATTTTCTTTCCGTTCTTGTCGGTTAATCCGGTATACTGGCAAATCGTATTTTCATCAATCAGAAATTCACCCTCAAGGCTTTTATCATAGATATAATTCTCGTCACTAAGATAGCCCTGTACCCATGTTCCATTAAGATGTTTGTTACTTCCCATTCCGTGAATATGTTTCCCTCTGAAAAGTATTTCTCTATTCATATATCATTCTCCCTCTCTGTACGGTTCTGGTAGTGGCATCCAGGCATCCACAAAAAATCCATAGCTTGAATATGATTTTTCATCATCTCCCGGATAGAACGTACCGCCCTCGTCATTTTCTTCATATCGCGCGATATCCGGCATTGTGGAGTTTTCAAACGATACAAGAATATATCTATCTCCGTCTGGAAATCGTTCACTGCACGGAATCCAACTCTGATCCGCCTTTCCTTCTGCCTCGTCGATCTTGCACATCTTCTCAACATACTCCCTGATGGTCCCTGTTGCCGCCATCAGCCCGTCATCATACCGATCCGGCTGACATTCTTTCATCTTCTCTTTCCTGATCTCACCCTCGACCTCACTCAGCCAGGAAAGAAATTTATCTGCGTCCATCATTCTACTCATTTTAAATTTTCATCCCCTTCTGGTATTCATAAATTCCAACATACTGTCCATAGCTCATACCATGCTCTCTTGCTTCCACAGCTATTCTTATGAGCTCATTTCTGTACTGCTTTGACTTTCTTCCCGGCTTCTTCATATTTTTCTTTTGCCTGGTCTCTGTAATAAATTTTCTATGTTCCTCTTGTATTTCACGCATTTTTGCTCTAGCACGCTCTTTGCTAGCATAACCTGCACACTCATCACTGCAGTATGCATATCTTCTTGATGCCGTGATGAGCCGTCCGCAGATAATACATTTTCTTATTTTACTTTCACCCATTCTTCTCTACCTTCCCAACAGTCGATTCTCAAGATCATCCATATCATACTGCCTTCTCTTAAAATTGTTATTGTCCTTAACTGCTGCCTTCTTGGTTCTGCTCTGCTTCTCCTTGCCTGGTGTCTTATAAAATGATTTCCATCCTCCTGCTGTTGCCTTCTTAACAATAGCAATGCGTTCAACTTCTGAATCGCTCAATTGAATCAAATCCTCTCGAAGTGCCTGGATCTGTTCCGGTATTATGTCTCCATAATTATTAGAACGGACAAGAATATACATCTGAAATGCCTGTTCAAGTTCCGGGCTGAATCCTAATATATTATCTATATTCTTTACTTTACTTTTCTTTAGGGATTTTTCCGTGGAATTACAATCGTTTTTCCGGGAATAACTCTCTTTTATCTCGGATAAATCACTAAAAAGGGTACACTTAATAAAAGGTTCTGTTTCTTCTTTTTTTAAAAGCCAGTACCTTCCAACTTCTATCGGATTTTTCCTTGCGCGTTCTTTAACTGCAAGTTGAAATCTTTTCTGTATTCCGGCAGAGGTCAAGACCTTGTCCGACTGAAAAAGTGTGTTATCAAACAGTGACCGTGACAGCAAGAAGTTCAAGACCTGCTTCGCCTTGTTCTGATCAATTTTTAGATCATCAGATATAATATATTCAAAATCATCATCTACCTTTAGATAATATCCCTGCTTATAGATTTCACATAATAGGTAGATATAAAATACGATACCGTCTCTGCCATACCTGGCTTTCAGTATCTTTATTTTAGGATCGTCAAGGAAATCAACATCAAGCGGAAAGTAATCTAACCCATTCTTTCTTGGTCTTGGCAACGCTGCCACCGCCTTCCTATTTATTCTGTTGCTTTATATTCCTCCACGATCACATCCAGTCCTTCCTCGGCTGAATATGCTTTCTTTGCAGCGACAAATACGATCTGAGTATCATCTTTGTAGGCCACGCCATTCAGCGCATCCGCTACAACCTTTACTATATTATCGATATCCGGTTTCTTCATGACATGAAGTTCACCTGCCAGCATCTGCTGCACTTTTTTCTTAGAGGTACTCTTCGGCGGTTCAAACCTTGCCACAATCCGGAGCGCAACCGGAATCTCTTTATCAAACTTTGTTCCTTTTGCTGCATTGATGTACATTGCTTTGATCAGGTTCTCATACAGCAGATCATTCTCAGGTGTATAGCTAACTGAGCGACTTAAGTTTTTATTGTAAACAGTCCTGGCTCTTGCCTTTCCCTGCGGTTTGCCAGGGACATGAAATATTACTGATTTCATTCTTTCCCCTTTCTTCCTGTACCGGACCAGCGTATCCAGTACAGGAGAAACATTGTTTATAAGTTACGTGTGACATTTATCCAAATTATAAGGAGATAACTTTTCTATGCAATGATTGTTAAGTTACCATCTTTCATGATTGGAGTCTCTGCAAGCTCAAATTCAAAGTATTCTTTCACTTTCTTCATTGCTGCATTCTTCCATAATCCATTGTCAGCTTCCACAAGCTTGAACATTGGTTCTCCACCATCATCTTTGATGCGGAACACATACAGGCTGGATGGCTGCTCAACCTCCTGGAATGTACGGTAAGGAATCAGCTTCACTGGATTCGGGACAACCACATCCATTCTCTGTACTCCGGATTTAACTGTGGTCTTCTGTGATACTCCATCGTCTGAATAGGATGCTGTAGTTCCTGCCTGAATGTTTCCTGATACCTGCAGCAGTGTTTCAAGGTCTTCATTCATAGCAAAATTTGCCTGAAGCTCAATCAGGAAACGCTCCTGATCATAATACTTGTCAAAGTGGAACTCATTTACAATCGCCACACACTCAAACAAATATTCACGGCGTTTTTCTTTCAGAAGACCAGAATACAGTTTTACCTCTTTCGGGCTCACAATATGTAATATCATCTTTTCTCTCAGCTCTTCCGGCATTCCTTTGATATAATCAATCATTGCAGAAAGGGTGTTGACTCTGATGGAATCTGCAAGCTCTTCCTTGCCATATCTTACCAAGCTCTGATTGCAGTAAGTTTTTCCTTCAATCTCTGTCACGATCGGCTTCATATCCTTTTCCTTCAGTCCTGTTACATAGTCAAACGCATCTCTTAATCCTTCAAACATCTTCATATCCTCCTTATGCCTCTCTTGCTTTTCTTAAATCTATTACTTTGTTCCCTGTATTCTGTGTTTCCAGAATCTCTCCTGTGGATGTATCCACTGCCTTGCCATCAATGATCTGAACAGGTCCTTCCTGTGATCCGTTATCTTCAATATTCATTGACATCTGCCCTGGAATCTGACTTCCAATCTCAACCGCTTCTACTTCACCGGTTGCAATATCCTTTCCCATGGAAATAGCTGTCACAGCTCCAAGTGCAGGTGCAAGCGTTGTCTTTGTCTGCACTCCTGTAGCCACAAAATTACGTTCCTGATTTGGTTTGAACCCAATTGTTATGGTAATCTTTCTTGCTGCTATTGCATCCGTGTTCGGGTCCTGAATATTCTTCGTAACCTCTTCAATCGCTCTGTTTACCTGTGCTGTAAAAGCACCATTTGCAAATTTCTCTAAATTAATGTGCTGCATGTTTCTTCTCCCTTCTTACTGCTGAAAAAATTCATCTTCGATACTTCTGCTTTCTGCTGGTTCTTCTTTTTCTTTCTGCTCTTTCACCTCCTGCAGCTCCTGATCAGCAACAACATTGTCCTGCTCTGGCTGAGTATCAACATAATCTGTTGTTCCATCTTCATGGATGACTGCCATGTCCTTATCAAGTGCTGTCTGGAGATCAATGCTCATGATTCCCCATTTACTGATCAGCTGACGGAGCATCGTCTTCATGGCCATTCCATCAAAGTCCTTAAACCAGAAGGAAGAATATTTCCATAAGTCCTTTTCCGGAATCTTTCCCTGTTCCAGAAGCTCCAGAGATTTCGCCCCGCCATTCTTTCTGAATGCCTGAGAATATTTTTCTGCATGAGAAAGCATCTTTTTCTTGGACCAGTACATTGTTTTACGGAAACCGTTCTCATACTCAAACATTGCATAGTATCCCATGGCCGGGGTTTCCTCACGGACCACATCATCCTCAATCAGATCTACTTCGATTTCTTCATCCAAAGGATCGTAGCTCACCAGCTCTCCCTCTTTGATTGCAAGAACATTTAATTTCTTGTAATATCCGGAACGTTCTGCCAACTGAATGTATCCTTTATATCCAAGCTGGAACTGCGCTTCCTTGCGTCCCTTCTTTTTGTTATCGAACGGGACCATATAGAACTGGCCAAGCTGAGGAGATGGAGAAAGGTTCAATGCTTCTCCGAGTAATGCTGCTGACAGGATGCTTGGATTTGTACACTCCTGCAGAGCTGGTGTTGTCTGAACTGCTGATACGATACTGGAAATGAATCTTGTCCCATTCTTTCCACCAACCACACTGTTGATCTGTTTCTTTACTGCATCCTGCGTCAGGTATGCAGCCATTCCTGTTTTCGTCTGTCTGTTTGCTAAACTGTTCTGTACTGCCATCTTTTATTCCACCTTTCCAAATTTAATCTGATTCTCAATCATATAGTTACGCAATGCCATGATCTGCTCTCTTGTTCCAAATACACGGAAATCTAACTGGATCAGATCTGTAGCAACTGGATCTTTTCTTACAATAACGGTCTCATTAACCGGAGTAGCTTCTGTAACCGTCGCATCATTTTCATGCTGCTTAGCTGTAAGTTTTTCTGCTTCCTGTCTTGCTCTTTCTTCAGCAATACGTTTCTGTTCTTCTTCATACTGCTGTTTCCGCTTCTGAATGTCTGCAAGTCTCTGTCCTTCTGCAATGGCCATATTCAAATCAAGCGTCTTCGTGTAATTCTCCAGTGCTTCAAAGCTAAACTCCGGAAGACTATTGATCGTAGAAACTTCTGTACCGACTCTAAACAGCAAGTTCTTCATCTGCTCTTCAATCTTGTTAAGAGATACCGTTGCATTCAGCCACTTCGGATCCATGATTCTTTCCAGCGTAATGAAGTCCTGAAATCCGATCGTTTCAAAAAGATCTTCAATTTCTTTCTGTTTC